AGTTTTAAAAGTAATAATGCCAAGATCTACATCGCTAAAATATTCCCACCTTAACCATTTGCCGTCCGACTTACGCTTGCTAATCTCGCTACGATTAACATGCTTACGTTTGGGTTGCCTATCACTCATTGTCAAACACTCCATCTTGAATAGTTACAGGAATGTCAGCATCCATAAAGATTGATATATCGTTAGTAAGGATATCACATCCATTATTACCGCATTTGATATTAAAAACCTTATAGAACTTACCAGTTCGTTTATTAATTTCTAAACGCTTGGTAATACTAAGCGATGTTGCGGAGTGAATACTAAGGTTGGCGGTTGTACCGCTCATATAGGATGTTGTGGTCATTGGTTTTCACCATAAGGGCTTACTAAATAAAACACTTACGACGCTGAAGCCCTAACGCCTTAAGGGGCTATATAACCGAAATACAGCCAATTCGCACCCTACCAGCTCCGATTTTCGATTGCCAGCCCCTGCGACGATGTGTCGCACCTTCCCCCAGACATACCTTCCCCTAAAAGTCAAGTATATTATTTTATTTGCGCGAAATTATCTTGGGGCGTCGGCGTTAGCTTCCATACACGCGCGTATGTGTGCGAGGCTCTCAAAAAAAACTAGATTTCTGGTTCTGGATGTGCCATACTTAAGGGGCCGGATTGTCTGGCGTCCTATACATAAGGGGTTCACATGAAACCAGTATTCTATAGGTTAATCCATCTTAGAAAACGGAGAATTACGATGGAAAATTCTAATACACCAAAGACCAACAAGCTGCATTTAAACGCTGAAACTGGAATTTTAATTCCTGAAACGTTTATCCCCGTCAATACGGTGACTGAGAAGCTGACCGTTATGATTACTAAGGGGACCATTGAAGGGTGCCAGCTGGTAGTTAAGACACCTAAGGGTCCGAAAGAGGGGACCAAACTCCCAATGGCCGATACAGTCTGCAGCCGTGGATCAGTTTACTTTAAGATTACAGCTGATACAGCCGCCAAACTGGAAGAAATGAACGTCTTAAGTCTGGAACCAAGCGACAAGGCGAAGACACCTAAACAGACTTACGAATTCAAGCTGATAAAAAAGGCGAGCTAACCCGCGCGTAGCACAGCAAACTTCCCCTGTCAAATTAATTTTTGATGGGGGATTTTTTTGCGAAATTTTTTTGAGGGCGTCGGCGTTAGCCGAAGGAAAGGGGGAAATAAAAAAGAAAGGAGGGCCGAAGCCCCCCAATCTCCGCATGAAACTATAGTTCTTCGATAAGGTATAAAAAACTACCGATTATAATGAAAATACCTATCGCACTCATAAGTATTACTAATACTACAGACCATTCTAGTATGATAGGACTAATGATCATAAGAGCACCACCAAGCATCCCAAGAGTACATATTAATATTGTAAGTATGACATTCATGACATTCTCCAAAGTAGTGGGAGGGGCCGAAGCCCCATCCCGTGGTTCTACTGATCACTGATATAGAAGTCAGTCAAAAGTTTAAAGTGACCCTCATTAACCATGTCTACCATTTTATCGTAGACTCTCTCATTAAACCGATGGTCAGTGAGTTCATGTTCTACCGCTTCAAGCTTGGCTTGCAGATTCTCAATCATTTCTAATTGAGTATTGATTCTATCTGTAAGAAACTCAAGCTCTGTTTCCAGCAGTATCATTGTGTCACTGTCTACTAACTTAGTAATAGTTTTATTTGTTTTCATAACATGCTCCAAAGTAGTGGGGAGCCGAAGCTCCCCGTTGTTTTACTTAACCTCAACACCTAAAGCATTACAGACTAATCTGTAAGCTTTCTCAGAAGATTTATTAGCTGCTTCATCTCTTCCGACTGCTCTCATTACCATCATAAGCTCTAAATGGAATTTGATATCTTGGAGTACCTGCTCTTCTACTGCTATCTCACAAGCACTCACATAGCGAGGTTCTTGTAGTTCTGTTACTGTATTCATGCTATTGCCCTCCTAGGGCAAGTTAGTTGATGTTTAGTTATAATCCTTAATCTGTGCTCACTTTAAGGAAGTGATGGGAAACCTTGGTGTTTGAAGAGACTGGCGGGGCAAGAGGGGCTAACCCCGACCGCCAGTAACCTTCCCCTGACGCACCAATATTAAAGCAAGGAATCCCTTGGAAATCAAGTAAAAAGATAAATTAAATCAATGCTTTATATTGTGGGGGAAAAAAATAAGGGGGTTGTCTTTTTTTTATATATAGACCCCCGAATAAATTTCAAAATTTTAGGTCTTGCATTTACCAAACCTTTCATGTATATTCAGTATAATCCCTCTGGAAGAGCAGTTCTACTAACAAATAAGCAGATCAACTAGCAACTAAGCAGTTGTACTCCTTTACTTTTTCTTATATACTTAACATCTTCTAACAACTGTTAACAACTGTTAGGAGAGGAAGTTCATACAATTAATAATTTATATAAAACAAAAGATAAGCATGTCTTATATGGGGATATGTCTGATGAGTCTTTAAAGGAGCTTATCAAAGATGTTGCGTCTACTAGGAAGCAAGCTTCGGCTGGTAAGGATCTCCAAGAGATGCGGGGTGAATACCGCAGACGGTGTGCTGTTAGGTTTGCACGGAGAAAAAAAAGAGCATATACTAAAGATGTACCCATGCTAGAAAACCCTGTAGAAGCTACTAGATTTAAAAAACCAAAATTTGTAACAGGTATGGCTCCTCGACAGGAAAAGTTTTGCATGGAGTACATGGCTACTGGTGACGCAGTAACAGCGTACCGAGCGGCTAACTACAAGGTAGGGAAGGACAAGACGGATACGATGCGTCGTGCGTATGCCATGTTGAACAACCCTAAGATAAAACAGCGTATAGATGATATAAGACAAGAGGCTATAAAACACATGGCTTGGAACGCAGATAAGGTACTTGACAGGCTTAATGAGATATATGATCATTCTTTACAGAATGGTGACTACACTAACGCTAACCGTTCAGTTGAGTCTGTAGCAAAACATCTTGGTATGTTTGTCGATAGGTCTGAACAGAAAATAAAGATGGGTCACTTTGAAAGTGGTGATGATCCGCTTAGTATTGAAAAGGACATTGAGAACTTAGCACAGATTGCTGGTCTTAAGCTTGTGTCTGATAATAGTAAGCAGGATGATAAGGATATAGATACGGATGAAACGTCCTCTAACGTGGCCTGAGTTTTCTGCTTTTATAGAAAGAGATAATGATTTTGATGGTAGTTTTTCTGCTACACAAGTAGAAAATACTTATACTCCTGAGTTACATGCGTGTGGCACTAAAGGGATGGAGCAATTTCGAGATAGGATTAATTTTATTATAGATATGCTGCATGATCAGATATGTCTACATCCTTCTATAGGGAACCCTGATGCAGACTTTGATCATATACGTGGACAAACAGCTACTGCTGCACAAGATCTTTTTCAGTTAGCTTTTATGGTATGGGAGATGCAGCAGAACCGTCCTAAAGATTTAAACTAAGATGTCTTCTGCAAATCAATTAGCTGCTCTCAAAGAGATGAGAGGAGAGTTAATAGAGCGCATTATAGGAAATTCGCATAATGATTTCCTTACATTCATAAGAGCTATGGCCCCTACCCTCATTGCTGACTTTAAGATGGGGCGGCATATTGAAATAATAGCAACTAAGCTACAACAGCTAGAAGAAGGAACGTGTAAAAGACTTATGGTCTTCCTACCCCCACGTTCTAGTAAATCAGTAATATGTTCAAAGTTATTTCCTGCTTGGTATATAGGGAGACATCCTAACCATGAAATACTATCGGTATCCCATAGTGATCAGCTTGCTAGTGATTTTGGTCGCTCTGTTAGAGATGTGGTTAAGTCTAACCTTTTTGAGATAATCTTTCCTGAAGTAAGACTACGAAGTGATGTACGCTCTGCGGGTAAGTGGCAGACAAATCAGAATGGTGTCTATGTAGCAGCGGGAGTACACACACAGATAGCGGGACGGGGTGCAAACATTGCTATCCTTGATGATGTTATGTCTGAAGAGGATGCGTTTAGTGAAGCGGGAAGACGCTACATAAAGGAGTGGTATCCTGCGGGTCTACGAACACGGATTATGCCGAATGGTTCTATTGTAATTATTAATACTCGCTACCATGAAGATGATCTATGTGGATGGTTACTAAGTGCTGCAGCTAAAGCTGATGATCCTAACTATATACCGTGGGATGTTATTAAGATCCCCGCATGGCTTGACGATGAAGCAGCCAAGCTTCTTAACTTACCTGTGGGGTCTTCTTACTTTCCTGAGTGGAAACCTGATAACGTACTCAAGAGTGATGAGTATGAAATAAAATTACACAACGGTAACAGGTATTGGGATAGTCTGTATATGCAGGAACCTACTCCCGATACAGGAGGGATTATAAAAACAGAGTGGTTTGAAAGTTGGTTACAGGAAGATCCCCCAGACTGTGATTTTATTATACAAACTTATGACACA